AGCCTTTCGATTTATTAGTCGAATAGCGATATGTTAATTACTCCACTCTTACTTGAGTTAATCACTAACATTACTACTACTTTAATCACCCTCTTCCACACACACATTTCCTATCTCTTCCCAATTCTCTTCTCTTTCACCACTGATGCGTGCCTCTCTCTTATTGTGGTCTGCAGCATATTACTGTGCACTGACCGCTTGGTCCTTAGTAGAAGTCGTTTCCGTTTGCCCCTCTCCACCTGTTTCCGTATTGTTCTTAGTTATTATATTTATTACTGTGGCACTGAGTATACATACCCTAGTACACGTCGTAATACTTTTAATAACCTCCCTCCAGTACGGTCGAAACCCGCTAAAATACATACCCACCCTAATTCTGCTGCTACCCGTACAGGCATCTCTGCATTTTGTGAATTATTTGCACATTGCCTCGGATGTGTCCCATATTATATCCAGTATAGTCATAATGACGAACGTAATCATCGTATTGGATATCGTGATTACTACTGGGCTAAGGACACTGCAGCCAGCCCTTCAAACTCAGTGCCCAAGGCTGAGGATGTTAGGGTCATCATTGATACTGATTATTACATTGATATACCGGACTTATTATCCAAGTTCCCTGGAAGTTATCTTATTTCCACAATCTTCCCCAATCGCGCTGCATGCTCGACTGGCGAGTATTCTTACTTATGGGATAGTGACGGTAATCTGCAGTACAATGTATCGGGAGGAGCTTCCTATAAGCACCCTGTATGGAATTTCAGCCAGGATTCGATCAGTGTGGTCAATAGACTTTGGTTTGGCAAACACGTCACGCATTACCTTGTTGATAGGCGTAATTTCACCGGCGATCATGGTGCAGTATTACTTACACCTGTTCGTTCTTATTACTTACCTTACGGATTTGGGGATATTTCAGGCAACATTCTTACTAGGTTTAATCCTGTGGTCACTGTGGGTGACACAGCCTATGTTAGATTTGTTTTGCAAACTCCTGAAGGATCCTTTACCGTTACCGGTGAACCCAATACCTATCAACATGCAAGCATTCCATCAGCCCTTGATGATGCGATTGCCACGTACGCGAAGAACACCACTACCCAACTTTCTTCGTGGGGCGTAGCAACAATATTAGAAAGAGATTTCCCCCCTTACTCCATTTCCACCCTTGTGAGCTATCACCGTCACAAACAAAATCATCATGGTCCTATCTCATCACAGAATGTGGATCCTATACAGCGATTTCAGTTTAATAAATATGACTGTGACGCTAAGAATTCTTTGCGAGCCTATATGAAACCACTTGTTCCCGATTGCTATTCTCCTGATAAAACTAGAGATAATGACAAGCAAGCAATCGAGGGGCGTGTGAATAAGCCGAAGAAAGAATCCACTGACTGCGAGTTAACAACGCAAAACATGCGTATAATGCAAGAGTTTATAGACATGATGATTCCGAACAAACATATTGGCCATCCACAAACTGTTGACGAAGTGTTCAAGCGTCAACCCAGGCCAAGCCAACAAAGAATACTAAATGATGCCTCGGAGTTTTATGACCACAATGACTCTGAGGTTATCAAAACTTTCCAAAAAGCTGAAGCTTATGGTAAGCCGACTGACCCCAGGATCATTTCTACACTGCCTGGTACTGTCAAGTTAGGGTATTCTCGTTATCTTTACACATTTTCCGATTTCTTCAACAAGTTTTTCTTTGTAGCCTTCGGTAAAAGCAATGCTGCTGTCGCAGAGCGCGTTGCCACTGTGTGTAAGGATGCGGATTCGGTAACGTGTACAGACTTCACGAGGAC